AACCGAAAGCGGCATCTATATTAGCCATATCAGTCTCCTTTTACTTATTCAGAGACTAAAATCTTACTCATTAAGACTTTTTGCCTCCAAAAGTTACTCTGCTCTGCCTTTCCTGATGGATAGGCATGCTTGGATGCTCGTCTTTGTGTAAGTCATTTTCAATAGCATTTGTCTTTTGATTAGTAAGATTTCTAAAATATTCATCTCGGTCCTCTTTCACCTCAACTGGACAACGCATTAAAGCTAACCCACCGATGCCAATTACACCTTTGTACTTGCCGTCAGCGATAGATGGTAAATCCATTCTATCAGGATATTCATCTGCTTTCACAAATTCATATCCACTTCGTAACCTGCCAATAACATTTTTTTCATCGGCCATGCCACGATACTCAAGTCTTACCCACCTATGGTGAAAACCTTCAGGTGGTTCAGGTGCTTCTAAATTTGACGGAGGGACCCATCCCCTCGGTCGAGCGTCCTTTTCACGGGTTTCTTGTTTGCGTGAGGTAGTTTTTGTTTCTTTAGTACTCATTTAAGCCTCCTTCACGTGTTTTGCGTACTCTTCAAGTGGCACACCAAGTTTTTTTGCAATAGCTACCTGTGAGGGTGTGAGTTTCACAGTGCGGCGTCCAGATTTTGTCGATCTATTTGCAGAAGCAACCGTCTGAACTACACGATTGCCCTTTGTATTATCCTCAAATTTTTGAGGAAAATTGTTACGCATTTCAGCGTCTAAACTCTTATAGTAATCTTCTGACTTGGGGTCAAGTCCTTCTTGCTCAACAAGTCTCTTGTGTATGCCAAAAGCAGCATAAGTCATTACTTCATCTTTACCAAACCATTCATTATCTTCAGCCCATTGTTCTGCTCTTGGATCAGGTCTTTTGTATGTTTGCGGAGCAGGAGCTGCTTCTTTTGTTTCTTTCGGAGCATTTTCTCTTTCAAGAAGAAGTTTTTCAGCTTCTTTTAATCTTTGTTGATCAATAGCAATTTGTGCTAATTGTTCTTGTGCCTTTACAACAGCGTCATTATCTTTTGATGTTAAAGCTCTTTTTAGATTATCTTTTATAACTTCAGATTGAGTATTAACTCTTTCTTTAAACTCATTTGTATAACCAGTATCAAGATCTTTTACTTTTTTTTCAAAATCTTCATTCTTTTTTTTCATTGTTTCTGCAAATTCAATAGCAGCTTGTTCTCTTCTTTCAGCTTCACGCATTTTTTTTGTTAATTTATCAATACGTTTTTTTACTGAATCAGAATACTGATCTAACTCATTTTCATTTTTTGTTTCTGTAGATTGTTGTTCAACAACAATTTCTTCTTTTGGCTCTCCCTTTGTTTCGACAGCTTTATCATCTTTAAGTTCTATTTCTACAGACTCTCCAGACGTATCAATTGGAACCATTTTATCTTGTTCTGATTGCACTTGTTGCATAGACTTCTCCATGTTTATAATATGTTAGCGGGTAAAATGTCTCTAGGATCATCTACCGTCCCGATTATTTCATCGTCGTTTACGATTCTTAACTCACCGCCATCAATCTTAATACGAGATCCTGCATAACGAGTTATTATTACCCAATCATCTTGTTTACACCAAGGACCATCAGGAAATCTTTTTTCATCTTTATAGGCACTAGGACCTACTTTTAAAACTTTACAAATATTTGTTGTAATTTGTGATTCTTCAATTGTTTCATCTGTTAAATGAATACCACCTTTTGTTTTACCCTGTAATTTAAGAGGAAATAAAACTACTCTAAACCCAGTTGGAGTTGGTACTTTTTCTAATTCGTTCTTCTTTTTTTCAACACTTTTGCCGTCCCATACGTGTTTTGGCATTATTATCTTACTTGCTGTTTTAGTCATCTTCTAGCTCCTGTTTTTTCAGCAGGTCCGTGAGTTCCTGTTCTTCTTGTTTAAGTGCGTCGAGTTTACCTGTTAGATATCTGTAATCGTCCCAACTCTTACACAGTCCACCTAATATAGACTCTTCAACTTGCTTTTGTCTACTAATTAATTGATTTTTGTAATAAGTAAAAAAATTTTCTATTCGCATGATTTCATTTGATCCGATAATTTTTTACAGCGATTCGGAGTTTGACGATTCCATTTCGAATCTAACATTTCTAAACTCGCACCCTCAAAATTTCGGTTCTGCAGGCATTTCCACATATTTTTGAACTTGGACACGCCTGTAGGGCCAAGCTGATACACCATCTCCGTTAGAGTGTGCTGTGCAGTCGTTGGTAAATCAGAAACACCATTATTTTCCATAAGTGCTCTAGCTTTACCAATCGCATTATTTAAATCTTTATCAAATACTTCTTGTAATTCTTCTTTTGTATAAGTTTTACCTTCTTCAAAACTATCTTCAGGAGTAACTTTATGGCCCCAGCCAATTGTAGCAAATCCTTCCGTGTCCATGTAGACGTGGTCTTTAAATCCCTCGGATAATTTTACTGAACCAGCTAATTCGTCGTATGTCATTTTTTTCTTATTACCTTTTGTAAAGTTCTTGCTTGTTTAGCATGAGTTTTTGATGCTTTCTTTAAACCTTTAATAACTTTTTTAACTGTCTTTACTTTATTTTTTCCCATTACTTAGCGATACCCTTTGCCTTCTCGAAACTTCTCATGCCGGCTACCCCGAGCATTGAGGTGACTATGGCTAGTAAGGGCCCAGTTTCTATGGCAGGCGGTACAATATCCATACCTGAAAATTTTGCATACCACTCAATACACGGTGATAATATAAAAGCAAAAAATAAGGCAAGCGCTCCGCACCATCCTATTGCAGGTCGCCAGCCAGCAACGAATACGCTGCGATGGCTGGCTTCCTTTGCATTAACATCTAATTGTTTTTCTGCAAGCTTTTGTTGTAAGCGTTGCATTAAAATCTTTTTATCTAATTTCTCTTCCTCACTTGTATGAAGTTCATCGACAACTTTTGAAATGGTTGCTAAGGCTCCACCTTTTCCACCACCAAGTAAACCGCCGAGTAGATTAAGCACTATGCTGCTCCGCCTGTCATCCAGCTAATTACCCAGAGAACAACGATAGCTACAATAGCCGCTTTGATCCAGTCCTTCATTTTCCAGTCCGACCATTCTTTGATATGGTCCCATAGGTCTTTCAGTAGATTCATACTACCTCCTTTTTAAAAAAAGAATTATACTATTTTACGCCTTTGAAAGCTACCTTTTTAATTTGAGCATTACTTGTCTGCCCTTGTGGTCCACTTCCTTTATTTTGTTTTACAACAAAAGGAGAAATACTTACTTCAGCAGTTGAAGCTGTACCTCTGTTTGAAAACGGATTTTTTTGAGGAACAATCGTCATTTTTGCATTTTTAAACTTCATTAATACCCTCTCTTTGCTATACCAAAACCTCTTTTGGCAATTCTTGTTCTAGATGATTTCTTTTTAACGATACCACCTTTTTTCATTTTAATTACACCTTTACCCATTAAAATATCTTTTTGAGTAACTTCACCATCACCTGATAAATCAGGGAAACCACCTTTTGCTAAATTAGCTGGAAGTTTTTCAGTAACTACTTCACCATCTCTTTTTATTATTTTTATTTCCTCTTTGTTAAGGTTTCCAGGTGTAATTTTTTGTTCTTTGAAACCATCACCATCAGAATAAACTACGTAGGCACCATCTTCTCTATTAACTATTTTCACATTATCAGCTACTTTGGCTGCTTTTGGTAAACTAACTTTTGTTGAATCTAATGACATGGCTAATGTATAGTGGGTTTTATGAGATTTAGCAAGTCTCTTCCATTATGATCCATAATTTTTTGAAATTCTATCTCTGATAAGTTATTATGATACAATATTTTAGCTACAGCCATCATGGACCCCGCTAAAAGTATCTGATCTTCTTGATTTTTAGTAGTTTGATCACAAAATGCCAATAAATTATCAAAAAATTCTTGTAATCTGTCAGTTGCAGTATTCATATTGTTAATATTAGACACAATCATCAGTTTTACAACTAAGTTTTACGTTTTTTAGAAATTCCTGCTTGATTAAGTGCTATTGCAATAGCTTGTTTACGTGATTTTACCTTTTTTTTAGATTTTCCTATGTTTAATTTTTTATCTTTAAACTCTTTCATTACTTTTGATACTTTTTTAGTCGCTGAACCACCTTTTTTAAACCCTTGAAGTGATACATACTGAGAAGGTTGCACTCCTGCCTTAATTAATTTTGCTATTCTTTTTGGATCAATGGATTGACCTCTATTTTGAAGTTGTCTTCGAAGTCTTCTTATCTCTGCATCTGTTAATCCTTTGACCATTAGCTACCTCTTTGCTTTGCCATGTTAACATTTGCTCGTAATTGAGCAATATCTTCTTGCGATTGTATTTTTTCTCTTGCAATATTTTCCTGTTCACTAATTTTTTCTTTATCTAACTCTAAACGTTGTTGATCATCAAAAGCTCGTCGTTGAATTTCTGCTTCTTGAATGTCTAAATCACGTTTTTTAAGTTCTAATAATGGATCTGCTTGATTTGTTTCTAAATATTCTTGTTCTTCTGCTACCATTTCTTCAGTGTTTTTTGCCACCAAAGCAGAAATTTCTTTTTCATTTTGCATTTGAAATGTTTGCATCAATTCTGGTGGCACTTGTCCTCCAAATTTCATTGCTTGTTCTTGGATAAGTGGTGCATTCTTTGCTTCAATTTCTTCTCTTGCTTGCTGTGAAATATGATCAGATACATGACTTTGTAAAATTAATAATATTTGAGGATTATTTTTTACTAAGAAAGAAGACATAAAGGCACGATGAGCATTGATATGTTCCCTGTGATCTTGACCTGGGAAAACTTGGAAGGGAGTTCCGCGTAAAGCGAATGAATTTTCTTTTCCTGGGTCAAGAGGGACAGGAGGTTGTGGAGGCGGGAGGATTGAATCTATACCATCCACACCCAAGGCCATATACATTCTTCTGTATGCTTCGTAAATATTATGAATATCTGGATTACTTTGTGCTAATTGTAATTGTGTTTGTGCCAACGATATACGTTGCGTCATAGAAAAAATATTTGGATCACTTACAGGAATTACATCAACACGATCATCAAAGTCTGCTAATTTAATTTGTCTATCTCCACCACGAACTGAGTATGGATAACTAGGTGGCAAGTATTCTGAAAATACTCTAGCTAATATTTTAAACTCGATATGTTGTGCGTAATGCAATCTTTTATGTATACTAGACATGACCCGTGAACCACGTTCCAATAATGCCATTGTTGTACCCACTGGATTGGCTTGTGAACCATCACCAATTTTTTGATCTGCAATAGAAGCGAACTCTCTACCACTTTGTACGACAAATCCTAATAGTTGAAATAATGTTTGGTCAGGACCCTTATAAGGTAATGGCATTAAACCATCACGAATGGCACCGCCTGGTGCGTCTACGTCTCTAAATTCACCTGGCTGTATTGGGTTATCATCATCCCTGATTCGAAGACCACGGGCCTTGAATCCTGCTGGTAAGTTTGACAATGTTCCCGCATCAATAAGTTGACGGAGCGCAGAGGTAGCCGTTCTTGATAAACCCCCGAGCATATGTATAAGCCCAAAGCCATAAAAACCAAGACCAGGTAAAAACTTAAAGTGTACGAAGTAAGGTATTTTTTGTTTAGTCGGATCG